CGTCACAAGTACACCGGCCGTCAACCCATCCCCGATCGTCACTGTATTCGTCAAAGGAGCGGTCTCGCCGAATCCCGCAAGGGCGTCGAAGGTATACCCGCCTGATGCGCCAGTAAATAAAAGTTTATCGCTCGTATTGATCGTGATATTCGCCTCGTCATCGTCGGTCGCGCGGAATGACAGTACCGGATTCCCGCTCGACAGATAGACTATCAAGGTCGAATCGGTGACATCCGATGTCGCCGATTTAACCACCGCGAAGGAATCTATCGAAACCGAAAATGACCCGATGATCTTTCCGCCGCGTTCGACCAGAACAGTGCCCCCCGCAGCTACGACCTGACGGTCGCCTCCGCTGTCCATATAGACCTTCGTCTGATACTGCGCGTAGCCGACGTGAGCGGCTCCGTACAGGAAAATGAGCATCGCCGCCCATATAAACCCTTTATATCGTTTCATGGTATCGTTCTCCCTGCTCGTCGTTGTTTGTATGGGGCGGCGGGATATGATGACCGCCGCCCGTGTTACATCGCATTACTGATTCGCCGTTATGCCTCGGCCGGGCTGATCACCTCATCGGAATCCAACACCGTCGAATGATCCGCGACCGGCAGCTTCTTGCAGCCGTAGAGGATGACGATCTGCGTGCCGAACGCGATGTTCGCCGTCGCGCTTGTCCGTACCGCCTGGATGTACCGCTCCAGTGGTTTATGAACCGCCGTCTTCAGGAGCTGGTTGTTGAGATCATCGGTGACCACGCAGGTATCAGTGCTCGCCCCGCTGGCCAGCGCCGCCATGCCTGAGTCGGAGTCGGCGGTGTTCTGCTGGATGGTCTGCGTTGCCACACCCGTGGATTCACTATCTGTGATCGTGGCGATGAAGATCGCGCCCTCCCAGCAGCTCATGTCGATCCTGTCTGAATTCGAATCAGTGTTGTTCGCTGCGGCTACAGGCGCCCCCACCTCGCGGATGTCGATGTAGTCTATCAAGTTTTCCATGCTATACCTCACTTATGGTTTTTTTGTCGTTACTGTGTTTTTCTCCCACATCCGCTCGTCAGGCGAGTGTCACCCTGGCGAACGCCTCCTCGAGCACCGGCATCCCGTCCGACTTGGCGCGGGTGATTAAACCGATCTGGTTGGTTAAGGCGTAAAGCTCATCGAGCCGCTGGATTTCCATGTCGAGCGCGTCGACGATCCAGTAGAAAGCGAAGTCGCCGATGATACCCACATACAGACCCGTGGTAAACGTGTTCGGCATGAGCTCGCTCATGAGATACGGCGTCTCCAGGATACGGTCGGGGACATCGACGGTGATACCCTGCTGCCAGATGTACTGCCCCTCGCCGTCCTTGAGCTTACGGATCTGCTTGAGCGCGTCGCGGTGGAACATCCACTTGAATCCGGGACGTCCCCAGTAGTTCGACTTAATCGACCATTTCGCCTCGATGAGCCCGTCCGTATTGATAGAGGTCGTGGTGTTGCCAGTCGACACATCCCGGCTCGTTGAGATGCCGTAATCGGAGGCCGTATTCACCCCCAGCGGCTGATTCGACCCGGAGCCGTTGAGGTAGCCGTTTTCCATCGGGTAGGCCAGATGGTACGATATCCGCTCCCGGGCGATCGATTCTGCTCTGCCGCTTGCCCTGAGCAGGTCCCGCGAAATCTTGATGAGCTTCGCCAGCGGATGGGGTATCATCTGGCGCTTTCCTAACGCCATGCTGTTGTCCTCAGTCACCTCGGTCACCTCGCCGGTCCATGATGCGTCCACCGGATCGGTGTCGAGTGAAGGCGCTCCCAGTGACTTGGCGCCGATCACCGTGAACTTCGTGGCGAGCTGACGCATGTACAGCGCATCGTCCACCGCCTGGATGAGCTGTTCGACGAACTGCTCCGGTGCTACCAGGTAGCCGCCGCCCACATCGGAGTCGAGCTGGAGAGCGCGCGCTTCCTGCTGCGTGATCGCCCCTTTGCCGTCGAGCAGATACCGACGAAAAATGGCGCTCTGCATACGGTGGAACTTTTCGGCGCCCACCGAAGCTCTTGCGAGATCGCGGACATTGTCGTTCCCGCGGTTCTCGTCGAACGTCCGGAGCACCGTAGCCACCATGTCACGGTGTTCGTCTTTGTTCTGCTCCCTCGCCTCGGGCTCGGCGCTGAGCGGAGGGTTGTCGGTTCCCCGGTATTCCCCCTCGATGTCGCCCAGCTTCCGGGCCGCCTGTATCTTGATCTCGAAATCGCCGAGCTCTGTGTCCATCCTCGCGATGGAGTCCCGCTCGTCCGATGTCAGTTCGCGCTTTTCCTCGTCTGCCTTGTCGAGAATAGCACGGTAGTCGTGCGTAACTTTCGCACGGTCCTCTCTCAGTTTTCTCTCGCGTTCCGTCATTTCGCACCCCTCATGTAAGCGTGTTTAACCGTAGCCGGTACCGCTGTACGCCCGTCCCCCGCCCCTGCGAGAGTTGACTGCCCGTATCGCCATCCCCCTGGATGGCCGGTATGCGGTGTTCCCGTTCTGCCCTCTGATATATTTCCATCGCCCTCAACTGTATCGCGGTGTCCGGATAGGTCGGAAACGCCACCGGAGATACATCAAACAGGCGCACTTTCTTGAGCGTCCTGATTAACTGCTTGTTCTCATCCTTTTCCCATGAATCTTCCATGGTCACAAACCCAAATGACATCTGGCTCACATCACCACGCTCGATGCTGATAACCGCGTCACGCCCCATCTGCGTATCCGGCGGGTAAATGATCGTGCGGAGCCCGTGTTCATCCTCCTCGATGTCGAGCGTTGACTTCGGTTTTGCTCGGTTCCGCCCCAGCACAAAATCCGGGTTGTGATTCCAGAGCGCCCGTATATCGTCCTTCTTTATCGTTTTCGCAAAAGCACCACTGTCGATTTTCTCGCGGAAATCCCATATCACTTCGCTCAGTGTGTCGAATACCGCGGCGTACCCCTCCAACCGTCGCACACCGTCGCCGTCAGCCAGCACCCGGAATTCCTCCACCGGGAAAAACCGGCGCTCCATCGTTGTTGTAGTGATCTCACCGTCCATACCCAACCCCTCTCTTATAAACCCACAGCCGACATCAGCGTCTTGAGTTCACGTTCAACGACCAACGGCGTCCGGGTTTCTTCCCATCCCCCGATAACATCGCTCATCCGTTTCGGTAGTTCTTCGCCAGCCGCTACCGTTTCATCCATTACCATCATAGCCGCTATCATTTCCCTCGACCGTCGTGTATGCGATTCAACGAACCGGTTCATCCATGTATCGATCACCTCGCGACGATCTTCTCCCGGTAACATCTTCCCTACCGATCGCGCTATCGGCTCGATATTTTTCCTGATATACTCCTCAAGTTGCGTATAGTAGTCGTCGACAAACTCACGGAATTCCCTCTCGGTCCGCTTCCCCAGATACTTCTTTACAGCGCCGGTCAGATCGTTTACCTCGCGACGGATGATTCGCCCCACCGCATCCTCTATCAGGGGACGGTATTGTGCCTCGAATGTACCCCTGTGCCCCCTCAATAAAAGCGTCCTCTCCGCGCTGCCCGCCGGCGTCATGTTGAGCGGCACTAAATAATCGTCACCCCCTTTGATCGGGTCCATATTCTCCTTGCGGCGGATGTCGTTCGCCGAGAGCCATCCCCATTGACGGCCGAGTGAATAGGCGCGGGTCCGTGAGGCGATATCGCCCCTGAGCAGCCCGTCGACATTGAACTCGATGAAGTACCCTTCGCCGCGTTCGTCCTCGCGCAACAGCTTGATGGTCAGCTCGGTTTCCCAGAGCTTGATCCACGGCCCCATCGAATAAATGATCAGCTCGAGAAAACTCTGCTCCACATTCTGGTAGGTCTCGCGGGCGTTGCCCTTGATCACATGCACTGGCAGGTTCAGCCACCGCGCGATCTCGACCACCTGGAATTCCCGCGTCTCGAGGAACTGCGCATCCTCCGGCGGGATCCCGATGGTCTTGATTTCCGTGTCCTGCTCGAACAGGACAAACAGGTGGTTCTTTCCGAGCCCGGTGTATTTCTTTTTTAAATCATCCTTGTATGTCTGACGGTTCTCCGGTCGTACCTTTCCTTTCACCGTCACCACCGCGCCGGGGTGCAACCCATCACCGAAATACCGCGCGCCGAACTCCTCGGTTCCCAGCCCGAATCCAATCGACTCGCGAGCCAGCGTAACTATCGAATACCCCTGTATCCCGTCGTACCCAAAGCCCGGTATATGCAGAAGCTCGCCCGGCCCGAAGGTATACTCCGGCCCCCGCTTGGGACGGTATATGTAGTTCACCTTCGCCGGGTTTTCCCTGTCCTCCTCGATGTGCATCCTGTCGGGACGGATCGGATGAAGGGAATTGACACTCCCGTCGCGGAGATTATAGAGCACCTGCGCATACCCGTTCCCCCATGTTGCCAGGTGACCGGTGAGCGTCTGACGGAATCTCGGCGCCGTCATTTTCGGTTTTGCGATGTCGTGGACAATTTTATAGAGCGGATGCTTTGTCATCAACTCTTTACTCCCATCAGCGCGTCTGCGGAATACCTGGCAGGGGAGTTGCATCATGATCCCGGCAATATTGGTCACCCCACAGAAAAATGCAGCATAGTTCAACGCCGCGTATTCATCGACCCGGACACCCGTTTTCGTTTCCGCTCCGCCGCCAAAAAACTCTGTGACCCACTTCTCCGGCGTGGCCAGTGATGACCGTAACTCTTTCAGATACCAGGCGGCCAGTCCCATCAGTTCCCTCTCCCCATCAGTATGCCGGTTATCAGCAGCAGAACACCGGCCACTATGAATGCCAACGGCTCATAGATCAGCCATATCCCGTAGATCGCAAGCGCCGCGCCAGGTACCGTCAACAGATCGTCTTTCCCGATTATTTTCTTTTTCAAAATGCCAGTATCTCCTCATCGTTATATACGCTGTCTTCGCTTTCATACAACACAGCCCTCGCCAGCGCCATGATCGTCGCCACTATACCGTCGATTCGTTTCGTGGGATCCTCCTTTACGGGGCGTATCCTTTCGTTCCAGTCAACTTTAACTTTCACATTCGCGGCGTTCCACCGGAGCACCGGGTGACCACCATGAGCTATACCGCCGCGACGCACCAGCGTTTCGAGGTCTTTGGACGGCCCGCTCAGGTTGGTCATGTTCTGCGTCATGTCCACCATCGTCGCCGTGCCCTCGTTCTCTAACGACACCGCGAGCTGTGTGGCGAACGCGCGGTCGTAGACGATCTCCTGGATGTCGTATGACTCCGCCGCCTGTTTGATGCGCCGCTCAATACGGTTGTAGTCGATGACATCGCCGGGCGTCAGCTCGATGAATCCGCGCTTTGCCCATTCGATATAGGGCACCCGGTCTTTCTCCTGCCTCTCTTTCGCATTCTCCAGCGGCGCCCAAAACCAGCACAGTATATCATAATCACACAACACTTCGTGACGTTCACCGTCATCGCCGTCATCAACCTGTATACCATAGCCATCGGCGGTATCGGGATCCTGTCCCTCATCCCTGTCCGTCATTCCTGAATCGGTAATCGGGAATCCATCCTCGTCGGATACCTCGCGTTCCCTCGGGAACACCAGCACGAACGCCGACAGGTCGAGCTTTGTCGACAGGTCCAGGCCGCCCCAGCATTTCCTTCCCTTGAGCTCGTCGGGTATCACCGGTTTGTCGCAGGCGTCCCACCTGTCCATCGGTAGCCATCCGATAGTCTGGTCTGTCCAGATATTAAGACGATACCGAAGGAACGGGTGCCAGGTCGAGTTCCGCAGTTTTGCGTCCTTGAGATCCGCTTCGAAATTCTCCTCAGTGAACAACACCCCCAGGGACGGGTTCGCCTCGTACCATGCTTCCCTCGTCTCGTAGTAGGATGGGTCGCGGTCCCCGCGTTCCTTGTCGGCCGCCCGAATGTAGCCGAAAAACCGGTCGTCAAAAATCCCACCCTTGATAACCAACTGCGCCTTCTCATGCAGCTCCCAGCAGAGCGAAGTCTGATCGTACACTCCGGCTGTGGTAATTGCCACAGTGAGCGGTTCCTCGCGGACAACATTGCCGTACTTCAGTGTGTCCCAGAGCTTCCTGCTTTTGTGAATATGAACTTCGTCGACAATTATCAAGGACGGGTTGAGACCTTCCTTCGTCCCGTGTTCGGCGTCGAGCGCCACATACTTGGAAGCGAAACGGTTGTTCGTGATGGTCTTTACACTGGTGTGTTCCTGCAGTCTGGTCTGTAAGTCGGGCGACATCTTGAGCATAAGTTCGGCAGCATCATATACAATGCGCGCCTGATCGCGGCTGGTGGCGGCGTTATACACCCTGGCGCCCGGCTCTCCGATGCCCTGATCGTCGACACCGTATATACTGAATCCTGAACACAGCTCAGACTTACCGCTCTTTTTCGGCACTTCGATATACGCCGTCTGGAATCGTCGCAACCCGTGCCTGTTCATCCACCCGAAGATCGGCATCATGATATCATCGCCCTGCCAGTCCATAGGTATGAACGGCTTTCCCGCCCATCGACCGCTCGTATGTTTCAACTTCGTTTCGAAATACCAGATCACATGGAGCGCCGCCCGCAGGTCGAACCGGCAGCCATTAAGCACCGCATGTTCGTCCGCCGCGGACCGTATCCATTCGGACCAGCCCTCGCGTTTCGCTTGCGCCCGGGCCTCGATGAGCTTTCCTTCGGCGAGCCGGTCCCCATGCGTTATGCCGCCCAGCCCCTCGATGGCTTGTCGTGTTTGACGGTCGCCATTGACCGGCCCGCCGCTCATCGTTCCTTCGCCCTGATGTTTGGTGTCAATCATCATTTCAACCATAAAAAAAGCGGACAATGTAAGCACCTTCGCCGGCGCCTACACTGCCCGCTACATCCTGTCGTATCCCGTTTCTACAGGTGATCATTAAGTGGCATCTTCGGGGCCACTGGATGTACTTACTGAACTACAGGTGGTAACCCACCCCGACCCTGATCAAGTTCTTTATCAACTCACGCTTTTATTCTGTTTACGCCAATCCTCGAAATCAAGGCTCGTCTGACTCCCATCGTTCTTGTCGGTCACCAGCGCTCGCCGCGCCGATGGCGAGAATCCGAATTGCGTAGCGAAATTAAGCATCTGCTTGCACGCCTGATTCGCGATCCCCACTGCGGGGTGCTGGATCACGTTCCCCTTCTCGGTTGTAATCGTCAACCCGCCGGCGTCCTGCACCTTGATAGCTTTATCGCCAATCTCTATTATGCTGGCCGGAGCCCTCCCTTTAATTATCTTGGCCGCCATCCCGAACACCGCCCAGAAGTGACAGTATGCGGCGAACGCAGCCTGATCAGCGACAGTCAGTAGTTCCAGACGTTCGAGCTCAGGCGACAGGCGTTTCCATTCCCGTTTTGCCTCTGGCAGCATCCACGGCGGACAGGTGGCGCCACCCTTGAACTTCGGCTCGTTTTTATTGAGCGCCCGTTTCCCGGGATTGCCCTCAAACTCCATCAGGTTTACCGGTTTCGGCTTCGTTCCCCGCTTCAAAATTTATACCCCCTATTAAAACTCGCGGATATTCCTAAATATG